ATAGCCAAGGATTAAATGAATATGGCATAACTTCCTTTGATATTCTATTTGGGTACATCTGATGTAGAATATTAAAAGGAGTGTTGCGATATGAGTAAACAAATCTCAAAAATCTATCATGCAGCCATCTACGTTAGATTATCTAAAGAGGATGGCGATGTTTCTACCAGCGCAAAAGCTGAGAGTAACAGTATTTCAAATCAAAAGGATTTTATCCGAAATTTCCTCGCAGACAAAAAAGATATTAAAATAGTGAAAGAGTATGTTGATGATGGCTATTCAGGCTCTAATTTTGACCGTCCATCGTTCCAAACTATGATAGAAGATATTAGGGGAGGAATTATTGACTGTGTTGTGGTAAAAGATCTTTCTCGTTTTGGTCGTGAGTATATTGATTCAGGTCGGTACATTGAAAGATTATTTCCGGCACTTGGAGTAAGGTTCATTGCAATTAATGATAACTACGACAGTATGACCGGGAAATCACAGGGGGATGAAATTATCATTCCGTTTAAGAATTTGATCAATGATGCTTATTGCAGGGATATCAGCATTAAGATTAGAAGTCATCTTGAAATAAAAAGAAAGAATGGAGAATATATAGGTGCATTTGTTCCATATGGTTATCAGAAGTCAGAAGCTGACAAGCACAAGATTATTATTGACACTTATGCAGCAAATGTTGTCAGAGAGATATTCCGTCTGAAGCTTCATGGAATGAGTCAGGATGCGATAGCACGAAAATTGAATGACGAGGGTATCCTTTCTCCTATGGAGTATAAGCAGAGTATAGGAAGCGGATATCAGACCGGATTTTTACAGAATGAAAAATCGGTGTGGAGTTCTGTTACTGTGAGACGAATCCTTGAAAATGAAATTTATATAGGTAATCTCATTCAGGGGAAATGGACTACACCAAATCATAAAGTTAAGCAGGAAGTTACAAAGCCGGAAGCTGACTGGATCAGAATCGAGAAGAATCATGAACCGATTATTACGGACAGGGATTTTGAAGTAGTACAGAGACTTCTTGGAATGGATACGAGAATGTCTCCTGATGCAGATGTGGTTTATAATCTTTCCGGGATTGCAGTCTGTGCAGATTGTGGCGCACCTATGACAAGAAAAATCACAACAGCAGGTGGTAAGAAATACGCTTACTATATATGCTCTAATCATAAACTGACGAAGCAGTGTTCACAGCATTCCATATCTGTTCAGATGTTGGAGGATACAGTATTAGAGATGCTGAGGCTTCATATAAGTAATGTGATGAATCTGGAAGAAATACTTGATTTTATCGGTGAAATTCCATTCCAGCAGCTTGATGTTAAAAATCTGGAAACACGCAAGCAGAAGAAAATGGATGAAGTTGAAAAATGTAAGAGACTTAAATCGTCTCTTTATGAAGATATGAAGGATGGGATACTGACGAAAGAGGAGTATCTGGAGCTGCACGAGGCATATCTGAAAAAGGAAAAAGAGGGAGAGGAAAATATCCGTCAGATTGAGAGGGATATTACCCTGATATTGGAAGAAAAAGATGATAAACATCTTTGGATGAATTATTTTACGGAATATAAGGATATCAAAGAACTGACAAGAGATGTTGTAGTTAAGTTGATTTCCGAGATTAGGGTTTCAGAAAACAAGGAAATTGAGATAATCTTTGATTTCGATGATTGTTACCGTCAGCTTTTGAAATCTGTGGGTAAATTTGGATATCAGGTCAGCGTGGATACAAAGGGAAAACTGAATATAAGCAGGAGGGAGGCTGTGTAATATGGCAAGAAAAAGCAGGAAAAACCAGTTCGTACAGGAAATCACAGCCTTACCAGATAATGAGAAGAAGGTTCTTTTTAAGGCTGGACTTTACGCAAGACTTTCCCATGAGAAAGAAGAAAATATTGAACGGGGTACGATTGAGACACAGATGGAACTTATGAAAAATTTCGTTAAGGACCATGATGATATTGTTGTAGCAGAGGAATACTATGATGCTTCATTTTCCGGTACGAATTTTGAAAGACCGGATTTTCAAAGGATGCTGGAGGATGCAAAAGCCGGAAAAATCAACTGTATCATCGTAAAAGATCTTTCGAGACTTGGAAGAAATTATGTTGAGATGGGAAATTACATTGAGAGGGTGTTTCCATTTCTTAATGTGAGATTTATAGCTGTTACGGATGATTTTGATTCTTTCCGTCCGGGCACAGACCTCATGATGCCTTTGAAGAATATTGTAAATGAATTTTATGCAAAGGACATATCAAAGAAAGTATCATCGGCACACAGAAGAAAGTGGGCTACGGATGAATATATGTGTGGATTTGCTCCATATGGTTATATGAAGTCTAAAACGGAAAAGAACAGAATTATTATAGATGAAGTGACGGCAGATAATGTAAAACTGATATTCAGACTGTTTCTGGAAGGAAAAGGATATACTCCCATTGCAAAGTATCTGAACTCGCAGGGAATCATGTCTCCACTAATGTATCTGAAATCATTAGGATATCAGCAGAATGTCAAGACCAATGGTGCATGGACGAAAACTGCCATAAAGTCCATTGTCACCAATCAGGCATACATCGGTTCTGCTGTTCATGGGAAGGTGGTAGTAGAGAAATACAACAATATTCCACTTCACGCAACGGATAAGAGCGAATGGGTTATTGTGGAAAATACCCACGAACCGATTATTGATAAAGATACCTTCCAAAAAGCACAGGAGAGAGTAAGGGAAATATCGGAGACTTATTTTGCAAAAAAATTTGACAAGCATCCGCCCAGTGAAAGAAATCTGTTAAAAGGAAAGGTTGTATGTGGGGATTGTGGCAAGGCTATGAGACTGTCCCCAAGAACCACAAAATCATATGTATATTACTGTAATACTTATTCAGATGGAATAAATCCTGACTGCTCAAGACATACAGTAGATCAGAATGATGTGAACAAAGCGGTGTTTGTCCAGATATCCAATCATATGAGGTGTTGCATTGACGCTTTATCTGTTATCAGAGACTTAAACTCCAGAAGCAACGGTTTGAAAAAATATGATGTTTATGAGAAGGCGATTACCAGGCAGCGAAGGGAATTAGAGAAAGTAAACCGTAAGTTTTCGGAATTGTATGGAGATTATTCAGAGCATCTAATCAATGAAAGTGAGTATCTCTCATTAAAAAATCAGTACCTTACAAAAAGTGAAGCACTGAAAAAAGAAATTGACAATCTTCTTATTTCACAGAACTTGTATTCCAAGCACTACAAAATCAATGAAGATTGGGAGAGTGTCGTCAATAAGTATATGAAATGCAGAAAGCTTAATCAGGAACTTGTTGATGCATTCGTGGATAAGGTGCTTGTTTATGAGGATGGCAGGATAGCTGTTAATCTGATTTATGATGATTGCCTGAATGAACTTTTACAAGTAAAAACAGTGAGAGAAGGTGATTTGTATGAGTAAATTTACCGCTATGTATATTCGGCTTTCTATGGAGGACGAAGATGTTGCTTTAAACCGTAAAGAGGAAAGCAACAGCGTATCCAGTCAGAGAAACTTGCTGGAGTCTTTCATATCAAATCATCCCGAACTGAATAAAGTTGAAGTCAAAGAATATTGTGATGACGGTTTTACAGGTACAAAATTTGAAAGACCGGGATATATGAAGCTCATGGAGGATGTCAGGGCAGAAAAGATTTCCTGTATAGTTGTCAAGGATTTGTCGAGACTGGGTAGAGATTATATTGAGGTAGGAAGCTTGTTAGAGCAGATCCTTCCGCTGTATCAGGTGCGTGTAATAGCTGTAAATGATAATTATGACAGTGATACCTACGAAGGCTCCACAGGAGGAATGAATGTAGCCTTTAAAAATCTTATTTATATGCTCTACAGTCGTGATTTATCAAATAAGGTAAGTTCTGCGATGCACACTAGAATAATGAATAAAGAAAATATCAGTGGTCAGTTAAGGTATGGATATGTAAAAGATCCTGATGATAAGCACAAGATACGGATTGATCCGGAGGCAGCGGAAGTGGTCAAAC